AAATCATATCCAATTGATGGTCTTGTAATTACTTATGATGATGTAGAATATGGAAAATCTCTTGGATTCACGAGTAGTCGTCCTAGACATTCATTGGCGTTTAAATTTTATAATGAAGAAGTAGTAACAATATTAAAGGATATTGAATGGGGAATGGGGAGAACTGGACAGCTTACTCCTGTAGCACTCTTCAATGACGTATTTTTGGATGGGACGACAGTAAATAGGGCTTCATTACATAATGTAACAATTTTAAAAGAATTACAACTTGGTATTGGAGATGAAGTTACAGTATATAAATCTAATGAAATTATTCCCCAATTACGTGATAATTTAACAAGAAGCAATACAATTACAATTCCATCTACTTGTCCTATTTGTGGTTCACCTACAAAAATTAAAAAAGAGAATAATAGTGAGATACTTACTTGCACCAATCCTAACTGTAAAGGTAAGCTCCTTGGAAAGCTTTGTCATGCAGTATCTAAAAAGGCTTTAAATATTGATGGACTATCAGAAGCAACATTACAGAAATTTATTGATAGAGGATGGTTACAATGCGTTGAAGACATTTATCATTTACCTTTATATAAAGATAAAATTTCTCGCATGGAAGGTTTTGGTGCAAAATCCACTAAGAAGCTTATGGAGAATATTGAAAAGTCAAAAGATATTACATTAGATAAACTCATCTCATCTCTATCAATTCCACTCATTGGTACTACAGCCAGTAAAGATATTGCAAAATTCTGTGATTATGATATTGAAAAATTCAAATTAATCATGGGGAAATCTCCATATAAGTTTACTAAAATTGAAGGATTTGGAGATAAAATGGCTCATTCTTTATTTGATTGGTGGTCTGATAATGTTAAAGAATTTCTTGAATTAGAAAGGCATTTCCGATTTAAAAAGATAGAGAATAATATCAATGTAGATAAATTAAAAGGTCAGAATTTTGTAATCACTGGTAAATTACATCATTTTGCAAATAGAGATGCGTTAAAAGAAAAGATTGAATCTTTAGGTGGTAAAGTTGTTGGTTCTATTTCATCCAATACCAGTTTCTTAATTAATAATGATGTGAATTCCACAAGTAGTAAAAATACTAAAGCAAAGAAGTTAAATATTCCAATTATCTCAGAAGATGATTTTATCAAAATGATTGGAGAATAAAAGAAATAGGAGGTTTTATGAACAAGTTAACAAAATTATTCATGGTGGGTGCTTTCTCATCTATACTCAGTGTCGTCCCTGTAAGGGCAGGGACGTTAAATTTTCAGACATATTTTAAAGTAAAAACAGTAAAAATTCAAAACAATCATGATGGTTATTTAAATGTATTCAATGGGAAAGATGAAAAACTTTTTACAGCAAAACGTGATGTAAAAACAATGTATGCCACCACCACATTAAATATCAGAAAAGCACCATCTGTAAATAGTAAAGTTATTAAAACTGTACAAATCGGTACAAAATTAAAACGTATTGGTGATGGATCTTGTGGTTGGGATATTGTAAAGCTTAAAGATGGTACAAAAGGTTTTGTATGGGATGAATATTTATCAGAGAATAATCCTTTTGAAAATTTAGGCAGATTCCGTATCACATATTATTGTAACTGTGATGAGTGCAGCGAAGGATATGGAAGATTAACTAGTACAGGGCATATTTGTTATAGTGATTACACAATCGCTGTTGACCCTGATGTAATTCCATATGGCACTACAGTATATATCAATGGTAATGAATACTATGCGGATGATTGTGGTGGAGGAATTAATGGTAACGAGATAGATATTTATGTAGACCATCATGAACTCACAACAAAGAATGGAGTTGATTATTATGATGTATTTATCAAGAAGTAAGGAGAATAAATGTTAAAGAAAACGTATTTAATCAATCTGTCAAATATTAATAATTTGCAGAATTTTGTAAATGATTTAAACAATATGGTAGTTTCTGATGTAGATGCAATGGTTGGAAGATATACAATTGATGCTAAATCTATATTAGGGATGATGTCAATTTGTAATAAAAATATTAGAGTTGGGATACATAGTTGTTCATCATATGATTTTCAATGTTTTAAAAATATTTGTGAAAAGTACGAGGTGACTGAATGAAAAAGAAAATATATTTGTCTGGTGCAATGGGATGTTATTT